ATTCGGCCAGCTTTTTGGCGGCAGCCGCATCTTTTTGAGCGGCATCGGTCGCGCGGGCGATGATTAGGGTTGCCTGGTCAAGGTTGGATTGTGTCATTCTTCGTTTCCTAACAATTTTTTGATTTCTGCGAGCGTGGCGTCTGATATATCTCCGGCGGGTTGGCTATGCGTAGGTGTAATCGGTTTGTTTAAATCCAACATACCGATTGCTGCTGTAACTGCCGTATTGACAGCCTTTTCCAAATTTTCGGAAACCGCGGCCTTCACAACTTTGTTCAGCTCGCCCGGCTTGACTGCCAAACGATCTAAAAACTGCTCATAAGTCGTATCAGGCTCTATCAAGCCTCTTTCGATAGCCTCGGTGTACAGGCTTGTACGCCCGTCGAGGATGACCGGCATACTGTCGACACTGCCGCTGCTGACGGTTATACCGCCTTTTATCTCTGCCATTACTAAGCTCCCAACTCTGTTTCGAGTGTCAAATTACCCTCGTAAATCACGGCGGCGACACCTTTGACGGTAACGCGCACGCTGTACCGCGCCCACCGCCATCTCCATCCGCGTGTCTGCTCTGCCGTCAAAACCGTACCGACGCCGCCCGGCTTGGTGGAGAGGGGCAAGGTAAACGCCTCTGCGGCGGTTGGAACGATGGTCAAAACCGCGTTGTCCAGATGTTTGAGCGACGGATGCGGCTTGCCCTTGCCGTCAAGTACGGCAAAGGTCAGCGGCACGGTGGTACCTTGTTTGACGGCAAAATCAGCGCGGGCGGTCATTGCAGCTCATCCGGTAAATGCGCACGTTGCTTTTCGCGAAGATAGGCGGCTCGACAGTGGCTCTTCTGCCAAAAAAATAGTGCGTCAACTGCTTTTCGGATGGCTGTCCAGTGACTTTTGTTTGCTTCGACATCTTTGCGGTAGAGGCGGCTGGACAGGGTCTCGTCCGGGTAGCCGCCAAATACGGCATTAATTGTCTGGTCGGCAGCAATGGCAAGATTCTTGAAGTAGGCTTTGATGTTTGATTTCATTTTCAGACGGCCTTGTAAATCAGATATTGATTTCGGTGTTGATGACGTTGAGTTCGTCTAAGTTTTGGGCGGCTTCGATTTGTTTCTCGATGGCTTGGCGTTTGCCTGCAACGGTAGCGCAGAGGGACTCATAGGCAACGGTTTTGCGCAGGGCTGCGGCTTTGAGTTTGTCTGCGTCTATTCCGCGCGATTGGGCAATTTGATCTAAAACGGGCGTGGCCGCGCTTTTATCTACCGACCATGCACGGGCTTCGACCGCTTGGATAGGCCAGCTCTGCACTTCAAAGGCGGGGAGGTCGTCCATTCCTGATTTTTGGGCAACAATGTTTTGGGCTTGACGGTTGATGGCGCGGATTAAAGTAGCCTTGGACGCGTTTAAAAATTCGGCTTCAATTTGTGCTTTTTTGTCTTGGTTTTCCATCCATTTTTCTCCATCCCATTCGTCAAACCGTGAGGAAGGTTTTAAAAATGTCAGGTCGTCTGAAAGGCTGCCGATTTGGTCGATGATAACGGCTGTGCGATCAGTTTTTCGGTAGGCAGTTTTGCCGCGATGATCTTCGATGACGTCCCAGCCTTCGCCGTTCCAGCGGGCAGCTTTGCCTGCGCTGATTTGAGGTGGGTCGGTGTCGATGCAACCGGCGGGAATCAGATAGCTGCCGTCGCGTGCCATGATGTCCAGATCGGCTGTGGTTTGGCCGATGTAGAGATGGTCGGCGTCAAGTTGGCAAACGGGTTTTGTCCATTGGATGTTTTGGGTCATTTTTTTACCTTTCTAAACGGTTTAAGGCGGCTTATGCCTTGATGCATGCCAGCAGGGCGATATTTCTAGGACGGGTTTCAATGCCGCCAGCCGGGTCGGTTTGGCCAACAGTGTCAACCGATACGGTTGACGGATTACTACCCCTGTCGGTGTCGGACATGCGGTTGACGCCGATGCCGTGGCTGTGGCTGCGGAATTCATCAGCCTGCCATGAGCCTAGAGCACGATTTCTATCAATGGCTCTGCCGTCATCCCATGATCGGATAAATTCGCCTCGCAGGTCGGGCAAGTTGAAAGTGGTGCGTCCGTCACCACGGCCGTAACGTTCGCCGATGGCAGCGAACAGATTTGCATAGATGGTACGGGATACTTCTGCGCCGTTTGCTTTTAACCATCCAAATGGTGGGACATCTTGGGCAAAGTAGGCGACGGCACCAACGGGGACACCTACATTCATCACGTTGTTATCGACACGAGCAACCAGTCCGGGCGTATCCCAGCCAATAGCAATCTGATGCGCTGTGCCGCCCAGCCCGATTGCGCCTCCGCGCTTGATTGAGTTGCCAAACGCCTTATTGAGCGCAAACGATGACGGGACGGTTGCAACCGTGTAGTCATCGGGGTTGTTGCTTACTTTACGGGTTGTAATGACGTCCGCGCCGTCGTACTGGAGCGTGCCATCATTCTTGAGCTGTATGTCCTTGTTTGTCTTTTTATTGCGGATGTAGCCGCCAGTGGCATCAGCGCCTATGTGCAGATAATTATTCGCATCAAACAATGCTTTGCTGTCGGATATGGTGATGCTTTTGTAAAAATTGGGGTCGTCCATGCGGGCTTTTACCCTGCCCAGCTCGTCATACAGCCACCGTGTACGGTTTGCTAGCTCTCTTGTTGGGCGGTTGTCGATGCCATTCGGTCCGCCCTGTACAGGGTCGGAGGTCTCCCATTGGTAAATGCCCGCTTCCCAGCGGCTCATCTCGATTAAATTTGCCATCTATGCTGTACCTCGATTAAACGTGCCGTCCCTTAATGCTTGTCCGTTGTGCCTCAATGGGACGTGTTGGTAATCCAATGCCGCCAAAACACATCGGGCAGGTGCAAACGCCCGCAATGTTCGCCTCAGCAAGGCTGCCTGATCGTTGGTGATGGTATTGGTCATAATGATGCGGTAATGCGCCCAACGGTCTGTATGCCCGTGTGTATAACTACCGTCACGGTGGATTTCGCCGTTATGCTTTTTATTACTAAGCCCTTCGATAATTTTCACTTCGCCGAACCCGAGACGGCGCACAATCTCGCGTATTGCCCAGGGTGTGCCTTTGTACCTGTGGAGCTGGTAGGCACCCTTGATAAGTTTGCGGCGGGTTTCGTCGCTTTCGGCAAGCCAATAGCCGTCCTCGCCCAATATGCTTCGACTCTCCGCCAACAAGCCCAAGTGTTCGGCCGCGACCAGCTCAGTCAAACGCGGCATCAGCTTGACCGCGTCAATGTCGCTCATCCTCAAGCCCAAATCGGCCAGCATCCGATAACGTTGATCGCGCTCGATAACGGAGGCATAACTCAGTGTTGCCATTGCTACCCCTCCGCCGTTTCAGACGACGCCCGGATATTGACGGACGTACATCTTGCCCATTGGTTGGGCTTGACAACGGTTAGGGTCGGTTTTTTAAGGACTACGTTATAAACGCCGGCGACTTTTAAAACCGTTTGGATGTCCAAAGGCACAATATCTATGCCCAATTTTTCGCGGCGCGTTACTTCATACTCCGCCCATGCTTGTTTTGCCGCCGCCAAAACCTCGGCAGCATTAACCCCGGTATACAAAACCAGCTCTGCGTCCAGCGTATAGTCGATTGCTGCCGGAGCAGTTACGGTTACCGTGTCACAAAGCGGACGGACGCGCTCGCCGGACAAAAACCTTTGCACCTCGCTCACCAACTCCGAAGACGGCAACCCGTTTTTGGTCAATAGCGTTACCCTTACTTGGCCCCCTATCGGCAGGCCGTCCGACCCCGTTAAATTGCCCACATGTACGTCACAAATAGCAGGGCTGACACGGCGGGCAAAATACTCATAAGCCCCGACAGGGCCTGCAACACTAAAGCTTTCCGGTGCAAGCAGGATGCGCTGTCGGTATGCCTCATCAGACTCTTCCGCCGCGCCACCTGTCGGCACAGTAGTGTTGACGGCTGTAACGCCGTCAATCGGATTGACAAGCGTATTAACCTGCCCAGCGGCAAAACCATTACCGGACACGCCGGTTTGGATGCAGACAGCCTCTAAATCTAAAGTACGGATTGACGGCGAGAGCGTGCCGGATGCAACCGTCCGAAACACGGTCGCCCCGGCGGCCACTTGAGTGCCTTGTGCAATCAAAACAGGTTCCGCTTTGGAGGTAGCCAACGTAAAACGGATGGTGCATCTGGCGGCGGAGGCTTCAAGCCGCTGGGTGTTGACGTCATCGCCGCATAAATCCAACATCAACCCCGTTGCAAAACGCGGGTGCTGCTGTCGGTAGGCCTCGTTGACCGCTTTGCGCACCAAGGTC